CCTTATTATATAGGAAAAGGCAGCAATGATAGAATTAATGAATCACATCTTCCGTGGATACAGCTACCATCAAAGGATCGCAGAATTATTATAAAAGATAATTTATTTGAAAAAGAAGCATTTGATTTAGAATATGAACTTATAAAATTTTATGGCAGAAAAATTAATGGTGGAATTTTAGAAAATAAAAAATTAACTCGATGGGTTTCGCAAGCAGGGTGGAAGCACACCGATGAAACCAAATTAAAAATTTCCGAAAAAAATACTGGAAAAATTCGTACAACTGAACAACGACAAAATTATAAAGGTTCAAAAACGTCTATTCATGCTGAAAAAGTTAAACAAGCAGTGACAAATATGTGGGCAGATCCAGAATATAAAGAACAACGATTGGCAAAGTACAGAGAAAAACCTTTTGCACACAGAGGAAAGCCATGGAGCCCTGAAAGGAGAGCAGCACAAATGAAAAAACAAAATAATAAAGGATTAGATATATGAGCTGGCGCAAGTATTTCACACCAGTTCCAACTGGCAATGATTTAAGTCCAGTATCTGGATTAAATAACTCATCAAAGGCTGGACCAGCTAGAACTAATTATTCTAGTTATCTACCTGATGTATATACGGGAAGCCCCAATCGTATAGAACGATATCAACAATACGAAGTGATGGATAGTGATCCAGAAGTTAATGCTGCATTAGATATTTTAGCAGAATTTTGTAGTGAAAAATTGAAATCTAATCAAAGTCCATTTACTGTTAAGTGGAGAAGTAAAGCTACGAATTCAGAAGTTAGAATTCTCGGTGAATACTTACAACAATGGAACAAATTACAAAGATTTGATACCAGAATGTTTCGTATTGTTCGAAATATTTTCAAATATGGTGACGCATTTTTCATTAGAGATCCAGAAACACAGAAGTGGAGTTGGGTTGACCCAAGTAAAATTGTAAAAATAATTGTTAATGAAAGTGATGGTAAAAAACCAGAACAATATATCGTAAAAGATTTAGCTCCTAACTTTGAAAACTTGGTAGTCACACAAATAACACCCAACATAAATCCTAGACAAGCTGGTGGTGGTATGACATCTGGCGCTGGTTATATGGGATCACAAAGTTCTCAACGTGGTTCATCTGGTCCTTATCCTAGTAGCAGTGCTGGTAGTAGATTTGGATTGGCTGAAACTGAACACGCCATTGATGCAGAACATGTTATACATTTATCATTGTCGGAAGGATTGGATAATAACTATCCCTTTGGAAATAGTTTATTAGAAAATGTATTCAAAGTTTATAAACAAAAAGAATTACTTGAAGATGCGATCTTAATTTATCGTATTCAAAGAGCTCCTGAACGTCGTGTATTTCATATTGATGTTGGCAACATGCCTAGTCACATGGCAATGGCATTTGTGGAACGTGTGAAGAATGAAATACATCAACGTAGAATTCCAAGTCAATCAGGTGGCGGACAAAATGTTATTGATTCAGCCTATAATCCGTTATCAATCAATGAGGATTACTTCTTTCCAATGACTGCGGATGGTCGTGGCAGTAAAGTAGATGTGTTACCGGGTGGAACTAACCTTGGTGAGATAGATGATTTAAAATACTTTACTAATAAACTATTCCGTGGCTTACGTATTCCTAGTAGTTACCTTCCAACTGGCGCTGATGATAGTCAAGCTAGCTTTAATGATGGTCGTGTTGGTACTGCGTATATTCAAGAACTTAGATTTAATAAATATTGTGAAAGATTACAATGGCTTATCACTGAACCATTTGATGATGAATTCAAAATGTATTTGTATTCACGTGGTGTGAATATAGATGCTAATCTTTTTGAATTAAATTTCAATCCACCTATGAACTTTGCAAGTAGTCGTCAAAGTTCGTTGGATAATGAACGTATCAGTACTTTCAATGCTATTCAAGCTATACCCTTTATAAGTAATAGATTTGCTTTGACACGATTCCTTGGACTAACTGAAGATGAAGTTGCTGAAAATGAACAAAAATGGGCTGAAGAAAATGGAAAAGGACAAGCTACGCATACTGATGCGGCTGGTGAATTAAGAAGTGCCGGATTATCTGCTGCTGGTATTGAAGGTGATCTTGGTGCTGCTTCTGATTTACAAGCACCGGATGATATGGAAGGTGACATGCCTGGAATGGAAGGAACAGAAGCAATTCCTGGTGCAGCACCGGCAATTGCTCCATCTGTATAAATACAATATGATTTTAAGAGAATTATTCTACATTGACCCAGATACCAGGAAGGTAGCAAATGAATTGCGATATGACCCATCGCATGATTCATCTACTATGCATAGAGGTGATACTCGCAAAACGCGATTGACATTAAGACAACTTAATGAACTTCGTAAAAGTAGTGAGGCTCATCTTTTAGAGCAAGAAAGTGAATTGGAATTCATACATAGTATGTATGCGTCGCCACCTGCAGCTGCGGTATAAATAACATTGAAAACAAAAAACATCCATTTTTATGCTATTTGGGCGCTATTTATTGCAACTAGTGTAAATATAGGTACAGCCTTACACAATTTTACAGGGGATAACCATGACTGATAAATCACAATTTGAAGCTATGCTTGAAGCTTTGATCAATGAAGATCAAGAAACAGCAAAAGAAATTTTCCACAACATCGTTGTTGGTAAATCAAGAGAAATATATGAAGAATTATTAGAATCAGATTTTGATGCTCCTGAAGAGGATGAAGACGAAGCTGATGACGAAGCAGGTTTTCCTGATGCCGAAGATGACACAGAAGAAGATGATGCTGAAGATGAAGATGATAGCCCATTCGACATGGATTCTGAAGAAGACGAAGATGAAGATGAAGATGAAGATGAAGATGGTGACCTAAAAGACCGCGTATTAGATCTTGAAGATGCTTTGGACGAATTGAAAGCAGAATTTGAAGAATTGATGGCTGGTGAAGAAAATGAACCTGAGCACGCTGGTATGTTTGGTGGCGAAGAAGAAGATGAATTCGGTGGTGAAGAAGATGAATTTGGCGGCGAAGCTGAAGACGACTTTGGTGGCGAATTAGGCGACGAAGATGAAGAAATGAAAGAAGTTCATCACTATCATCACGATGGCGACAAAGCTGATGACGAATTCAACAAATTTATGGAATACGTAAATAAAGTTGCTTTACCAAAACATGGTGACAACGGTGTTCAAACACGTAGTGCAATCGCTGGTAAAAATGATATGGGCGGAACAACTGCTAATATCGCTAAAAGCTTCTCTACACAAACTGGTGGTACTCAAGGTGGCTTGTTAAATCCAAGTACTCAACCACAAACTGGTAAAAATGTAAATGTTCCTGGTGCTAAATCAGCAACTAAATTATCAAATGTATCACAACAACCTATGAAAAAATCTGGTTCTGACACTGCTCAAAACAAGAAAAGCATAGTAGGTGGAAAATAAAAAATGTTATATCTCCAAGAAAATCTCAGTTTTAACGAAGCAAAAATGATCGTTGAATCTGATGACAAGGATGGAAAGAGCCTGTATATGAGTGGTATTTGTATACAGGGCGGTATCCGTAACGCAAATCAGCGCGTATATCCTGTTAATGAGATTGGCAAGGCTGTCAAAACCTTAAACGATCAGATTCAGAACGGTTATTCAGTACTTGGAGAAGTGGATCATCCCGATGATCTTAAAATAAACCTAGACCGTGTGTCCCATATGATAACTAATATGTGGATGGACGGTCCAAATGGTTACGGTAAATTGAAAATTTTACCAACTCCGATGGGACAATTAATTAAAACTATGCTGGAAAGCGGCGTTAAGTTAGGCGTATCTTCCAGAGGATCTGGAAACGTCAGTGATGACGGTTCTAATGAAGTATCAGATTTTGAGATTATCACAGTAGATATGGTAGCTCAACCTTCGGCACCAGGTGCTTATCCGACACCTATTTATGAACACTTGATGAATAATCGTGGTGGTTATAATGCATTTCGTATAGCGAAAGAGGTCAAGGGTGACCCGATGGCGCAAAAATATCTCAAAGAGAGCTTATTAGGAATAATAAGTAACCTCCAATAACAAGGAGAATCACACATGTTGGATGCATTAAACAAACTATTTGAAAACAATGTGATTTCTGGGGAGATCAAAGAGTCAATTGAAGCAGCTTGGGATCGTCGTATTAACGAAAATCGTCAGCAAGTTGCTACACAATTACGAGAAGAGTTTGCTCAGAAATACGAACACGACAAGAGCACTATGGTAGAAGCAGTAGATCGTATGATCTCCGAACAACTAGCTAGTGAAATTGGAGAGTTTGCCGATGATCGTAAGCAATTAGCAGAAATGAAAGTTAAATATGCTAGAAAAATTTCTGAAAGTGCTGGCGTTATGAAATCATTCGTAACACGTCAGTTAGTTTCTGAAGTAAAAGAATTGCATGAAGATCAAGTACAAATGGCAAGTAAATTTGGCACACTAGAAAACTTCGTAGTTGAAGCTCTAGCTCAGGAAATTACAGAGTTTTACAAAGACAAAGAAGAATTAGCCGAAACTAAAGTTCGTCTTCTTCGGGAAGGTCGCCAAGAAATAAAAAAAGTAAAAGAACAATTCGTTCAACGTGCTGCTGCAATGGTCGAAAGTGTTGTAAATAAAGGACTACGTTCTGAAATTACCGCTCTTAAAGAAGATATTGAAGCCGCTAGACGTTCTGAATTCGGACGTAAGCTATTCGAAGCATTTGCTTCTGAATATCAAACAAGTTACTTAAATGAAAAATCGGAAACTGCTAAGTTATTAAGTGTCATAGACATGAAAGATTTGGCCATGCAAGAAGCAGCTCAAGCAGTTGTAAAAGCAGAACAAATTTTAGAAAGTAAGCAAACAGAAATCCGTGTTTTAAAAGAGTCACAAGCAAGAAAAGAAATCATGAGCGAATTATTATCTCCGTTAAATGCTGAGCAACGTTCAATTATGGGTGAATTAATGGAGAGCGTAAAAACCTCTAAATTAAATGAAAGTTTCGAAAAGTACTTACCAGCAGTTGTTGCCGGTAAAGCCCCTAGAAAGAGGCAAGCACTCGTCGAAGCAAAAGAAATAACTGGAAATAAAATTCCAAAAACTACTCGTAGCAGCGAAGCGGAATCAAATATTTTTGATATTCGTAGACTCGCTGGGCTTTAAATTTAAGGAGAAATTAAATGTCAGAACTACTTAATGGCCGTTGGGCGGAAACTAAAGAAGCCCTATTAGAAGGTCTACAAGGCACTAAAAAATCAGTAATGGGTGTAACATTAGAAAACACTCGTAAATATTTGATGGAGTCACCAACTGCTGGTGCTACTTCTGCTGGAAACGTTGCAACTTTAAACCGTGTAATTTTACCAGTAATCCGTCGTGTAATGCCTACGGTTATCGCTAATGAATTAGTTGGTGTACAACCAATGACTGGTCCTGTTGGCCAAATCCACACTCTTCGTGTTCGTTACTCAGACACTTCAGCTTCTGCTGGTGTTGTTGCTGGTGAAGAAGCGTTGAGCCCATTCAAAATCGCTGAAGCTTATTCAGGTGCTGGAACAGGTAGAGCTGCTTCTACTGCATCTTTAGAAGGTCAAGCTGGTAACAGAATGAGTATCCAAATCTTGAAACAAACTGTTGAAGCGAAAACTCGTAAATTGAGTGCTCGTTGGACTTTTGAATCAGCTCAAGATGCTCAAGCACAACAAGGTATTGACGTTGAAGCAGAAATTATGGCTGCTTTGGCTCAAGAAATTACTGCTGAAATCGATCAAGAAATCTTAGCTTCTTTGGGTTCTTTGGCTGGTGCAGCTTCACAAACTTATGACCAAGCTAACGTTTCTGGTACTGCTACTTTCGTTGGTGATGAACATGCTGCTTTGGCTATCCAAATCAACCGTGTTTCTAACCTGATCGCACAACGTACTCGTCGTGGCGCAGGTAACTGGGCTGTTGTTAGTCCTTTTGCTTTAACAATTTTACAATCTGCTACTACTTCAGCTTTTGCTCGTACTACAGAAGGTACTTTTGAAGCTCCTACAAACACTAAATTCGTTGGTACTTTGAACAACGCATTGAAAGTTTATGTAAATAGCTATGCTAACGATTCAACTGCTGTCCTAATTGGATACAAAGGTGGTTCTGAATCTGACGCAGCTGCTTTCTACTGCCCATATATTCCGTTGATGTCAAGCGGTGTGGTTTTAGATCCTTCTACATTCGAACCAACCGTATCATTTATGACACGTTACGGGTATGTCGAGCTCAGTAACACGGCGTCGAGTTTAGGG